ATTGGTTATGTGGCTTTTAATGATTACCATGCCGCACAAATCTTGAATGGAAATGAGGGCTCTTGTCTTGACGGAGAGAGTACGTATCGCATACAAGGTGACAAGGTCACGTCAACGGTGAAAGGAAATGTCGCACCCTATATTCACCGGTATTTACAAACAGGAGGTCGTTCGAGCTGGCAATACATGATGCAGGTAGATGGGAAACTGTATTGGTGTGTGTTTGAGGTACTTATGGAGTTTTGGAACGGAGACGTTCCGTACCGACTATGCAGAGTGAATACTCTCAGTCATGCCGAGTTAGCACTCCGAAACGAGCTCACAGGTGTTGATGGTGTTAAAGCCTACAGCAACGTGTGGTGCCCGGATTCGGGGATGTATCACAAGGACATGGATGAGGGTAACACTGGCGTGGTGCTCAACACAACTAAGATCACATCAGTGAATCTTTCACCCCCCCAGCTATCCCCCAATCTCTCTAAGATTCTCTCGCAGCCGAGCAGCGGGGAGAAGTTGCAAGAGGTGGGGCTTAGAATGAGTGAGTTGGAACATCGTCGGGTGGTTAAAGCAGGGGACAAAACCTTGGATTTTCGCCACAGAGAAGGCAATTCCTATCATGGTTGGGACTTACTGGATTTCACGATCAGTCAGTTCAATAGCCATAATGAGCGAATCTTCACGACGTATGAATCTGACCACAAGCATTATGTGACCGTCGAACTCACTGAGAAATGTTGGTACCTGTTAGGATTACGAGGTACCACAAAGATATACAAAGCTAGTCTAGAAATGGTCAGGAAGGCATTCACTAGGCTGAGCACTAAAGCTCAGACTACTTCCATTGACTTTGCTCTAGCACAAGCCCAGCGCGAGATGGAGGCTGAACTCGGCTCTGATATCTATGATCTCTCTGAAGCTTTCATAATAGCACGTATTATACGTGCCCAACAGACCTGTCGACTCAAGGAGGCACTTGACGCGAGCAATTCCGTCAGGGTAGCCATAGAAGGAAACAAGAAGTAGGCCATTCTGAGTGGTGCCGTAACGGGCATCACGAAGGAGGTCGGGGATTCCTTCTTATGTTTGAATTCCACATGTGTCACTGACGAGAGCAGGCTTGACACCAAATCCTTAGGGGTTAGGTGCACCAAGTTTGCTACCACGTCAGAAGCATACGTGGGGTCAACAATCCCTTGTGACGCAGGTGAGAATCATGTAGGTGCTAGACAAATTTTCCCTATCCTTTCCCATGGAAAATTTAGAACCTCAACAGTCAAGCACCACTGCGCCAGGACAGCACTGGCGGCAAGTCTGCGAGCCTGCTCCAATAAGGTCACCCCTGATCCCAAAGTGATGTCTCGATATCGACGTTTCTTCCATGAGACCATAATACCCATGTTATGAAAGCTCTGGATGCTGAATCTGTCAATGTGAATATTGACGAATGGCTTAAAGAATACGACATGAACTACAGAAGGTCAATTTATGAGGGGATAAAACCCCAAAATATTGACATTAGTAGGAAAACAGAAACGTATGAAGCCTTCGCCAAGATAGAACAGCAATTCACAGAGGTTTTACATGACGAGAAGGACACCTCGTTAAATGATGTGAAAGAACGGCAAATCTGTGGGCCAACAGCCTACAAGAAATCCGTCAACGCCTTCATAAATGTTTTAGAAGGAGTTGCACATCGTCATGTAAAGCAGTATTGTGGGCGGAAGAATTGGATCGATATCTGTAAGGACTTCGAAACTGCCTTTAACATACCTAGTGCTTTATTTGGTGCAGCCGATGGTAGTGGTTTTGATATGACGCAGCTCTTGGAACACAACGAACTGATGAACGAACTCATCATGCTGTGTGCTAGACATCCAAACGTTTCCTGGGACGAACCCTTGAATCCTGATTTGATGCAGAAGTTTTTGGAAGATTCACTCGTTTTGAATGTGAAGGTTCCTACTCTGTTACATTACCAGGTTCAAGGTAGAGCATCAGGAGATGGATGGACTACGTTTGGCAACACAGTACTGATGATGAGTTATTGGATGTTTTGTTTCGAGGAAGCGAACATAACTAACTACTTCCTCAGGGTTAAAGGTGACGACGTGGTATTTGCATTGGAAGATAAGCAGAAGGACCAATTGGAGCAAGCTAAGAATTCATTATTCACCATGACAAAAGACCAGCAAAGCTGGGGTCTTGGTCAAATTTGTAAGAAGGTGAACTATGGATCCTTATATGAGCTGGATTTCCTGTCAAACCACTTCTTTGAAACTGGAAAAGAGAAGTTGAGGATGACAAGAATCCCAGCTAGAGTCATTCAATCATTGAGTTGGACAACCAAAATCCCAAAGAATGTACCCAAGGAAGCCGCTTTGAGGATGAGGAGAGAGCTCTGTTACTCTAAGGGTATGTGTCTGAAAGCATGGGCCGAGGGATTACCCCTCTGGTCCGTGTTGGCAGATAAGATGATAGAGCTAGGAAAAACCGGTAAGATGTCCGAATTCAATAAGTATGCGGACGGTGATCGTGTATGGCATAAGCGTGACGATGCCGACGCTTACAGACACTACCTGGAAATGCGTTATGCGCTATCAGCAAGTGATGTGGTGGAAATCGAAAATGCTATTAGAGGCATTAAGTCGTTGGACGGGGTGGTTGAAATTCCCCTGCTTGATAAACTTTACGAGCCGCTATATTAGTTGTAGCC